ATCTGCACCAGTTAAAGAAGAAGTATCTGCTGAACCCAGTGTTGTTGATATTGATTCTATACCCTGGTAAATAACCAAACGCACAAGGATGTGTATTTTTAATTATAACTATAAGAGTAAATAAAAATGGAACAACAACGTACAGAAGAATGGTTTGAAAAACGCAAAGGTCGTATAACTGGTAGTAATGTTGGTGCAATTCTAGGATTGTCGCCATTTATGAAACGTGAAGATGTTATGCGTAACATGGTTCGTGATTATCATGGCTATCCAAGTGAGTTTACTGGTAATCCAGCGACTAGCTATGGAACGTATAACGAACCCAATGCTTTAGCTGATTACGAATTGAAGTTTGATAAAAAAGTAGTAGAAACTGGTTTTCATACTTATGAAGATTGGCTTGGAGCATCACCAGATGGTTTGATCGATACTGACGGTTTAATTGAAATTAAATGCCCATATGGTTTGCGTGACAAAAACCCACCAGAGTTTAAAAGCATAGACTACCAAACGCATTACTGGATGCAAATACAAATACAGTTGTTAGTTACTGGTAGGGAATGGTGTCATTTCTACCAATGGTCTGCACATGGAGAGATGCTAGAAACAGTTTGGTTTAATCCTTTAGCTATTGATAAATACTTACCGGAACTTAGAACATTTTATAATAAGTATCTTGTGGAACGTGAAGCACCAGTCTGTATAAAGTATTTGGAAGATAAACGCCAACAACTTCAATGTGAAGCAATGTTGGAACTGTATCTTGCAGCAACAGAAGAAATTAAGAAGCTAGAAGCAACACGCAAAGATATATTAGCTGAGATAGTTACATTGGCTGGTGGAAAGGATAGTGAGATTGCTGGACACAAACTAACACAAGTACACCGTGATGGTGCTATATCCTACGCTAAAGCCATAAAAGAATTATTGCCTGATGCAGACCTTACTAAATATCAATCACCTCCTAGTAGTTATTGGAGGTTGACATGAGAACTTATAACAGAAATAAGAATGTTTGGGATGCAGGCGTAGAAAGATTAGATTTTATATTTAATAATTTTGAAAGAATATATCTTTCATTTTCAGGCGGCAAAGATTCTGGAGTAATGCTTAATTTTGTTTTGAAATATATGAGGGAAAAAGGAATAACAAAAAAAATAGGCATTCAAATTTTAGACAATGAAGCAAATTATGAATTGTCTGTAGAGTTTATGCACAAAATACTTGATTCAAATAGAGATTTGCTTGAAATTTATTGGTGTTGTTTGCCAATAACGCTTCCTTGCACAATAAGTTCGTATGCAGTTGAATGGCAATGCTGGGGTAATAGAGATAAAGAAAGATGGATACGCCCTATGCCAAAACAAGATTACATTGTTAATTTTGAAAATCATAATTTTCCATTTTTTGAAGAAGATATGCCATACGATAAATTCTGGGATGGATTTTCAGAATGGTATTCACAAGGCAAAACTTGCGCAAATTTAATTGGAATTAGAACTGTTGAAAGTTTAAACAGGTTTAGAGCAATTATGAATCAACGCAAGGAAACATTAGGCGGTCAAATGTGGACAAAAAAGAATACTGAACATTCTTATAATTGTTACCCCATTTATGATTGGAGAACAGAAGATGTTTGGACGGCTAATTATATATATGATTGGGATTACAACAAGCTTTACGATATTTTTTATAAAGCAGGTATTCCAGTTCATAGAATGAGGGTTGCGTCTCCATTTATGTCTGAGTCTAAATCTAGTTTAGGTTTGTATCGAGTTATTGATCCTCATACATGGGCTAAATTATGTGCCAGAGTGCAAGGTGCTAACTTTATAGCAACTTATGGAAAACAACTTAATTACAATACTTTTAAGCTTCCAGAAGGACATACATGGAAATCATTTGTTAAATTTTTATTGGCAACTTTACCGGAGGAAGTTTCTATAAATTTTAAAATGCGGTTTGTTCAATCTATAAAATACTGGGGTAGAGTTGGGCAAACCGTATCAGACAGTACTTTAAAACAACTAAGAGAAAGTAACCGTATAAAGATAAAAGAAAACGGATTAACTCCTCATGGAAGGAAAGACAAAATTAGAGTGATAATTAAAAAATACCCAGACCATACTGATGATATAAGAAATAATAATAGTGAAATTGCTTCATGGAAACGATTTGCAATTACTATTTTAAAAAATGACCATACCTGTAAATACATGGGATTTGCTCCAACAAAAGAACAATCATTGAGACAACGTAATATTATGGAAAAATATAAAAAATTATGAAAATAATTAAATTACATGAGTTAGCAGGAACAGAAAGAGAAGTTAAATGCCCAAAAGGAGGGTTTTTAAGCAGAAGGTTTTTGCTTGAAAAAGACAATATGGGATTTTCTGTAACAAATACAATAATACCTCCAAATGGAGAGCAACATTGGCATTATAAAAATCATCTTGAAGCTTGTTATTGCATAAAAGGTCATGGATGTATTACAAATAAAAATACAGGAGAAAAGCATAGAATATTGCCCGGCACAATGTACGTTCTTGACAACAATGATCCGCATTCATTTATAGCTTTTTCTACAGTAGAGCTGCTATGCGTATTTAACCCACCATTAACAGGACTTGAGGTCCACAATAAGGATAATTCATATGACATTTAAATCTCCAGTTTATAACGTACTTTGCGTTCCATTTAGCCAAGTAACTGCAAATGATTACAACCCTAATGCAGTTGCTCCACCTGAGATGGCTTTATTAGAAACATCAATATGGGAAGATGGATATACGCAGCCAATTGTTACTTATTACGATGATACAAAAGACATTTACATTGTAGTAGATGGGTTTCACCGCTATTTAACAATGAAAAATAGTGAGCGCATAAGAGAGCGTGAAAATAACATGCTGCCAATTGTTGTAATCAAAAAAGAACTTGGCGACAGAATGGCATCTACTATCAGACATAACAGAGCTAGAGGTTCTCATAATATTGAATTAATGAGTACTATAGTTTCTGAGCTTGTTGAAATGGGAAAAGGAGATGCTTGGATATGCAAACATATTGGAATGAGTGTTGATGAGTTATTGAGATTAAAACAAATAACTGGTGTTGCTGCTTTATTTCAAAATCGTAGTTTTTCTGATAGTTGGGAAGCAGATGAAGAAGAATGGGCTTAGGATTTATCATCCTTGGTGGCTATGGGAGTGCTATAAAGCAGGATTTTATAGCACTATTCCACCTGATGGAAAAACAAAAGAACAGTGCAAAGAAGAATATGCAATTTTTTTATCAGATATTGAGTTGTTTAATTATTCAATGGATGAAGTAATAAAAACATGGAAATATTCTTCAGAACATTTTTTATCTAATCCAAGTATAAATAGAATAGCTTGGCTTGGGCAGTCATCAATGTGTTTGGCAAATAAAATACCAAGCACATTTAAAAGTGGTTTCTTTTTATTAGATGATTATCAAAAAATAGAAGCAAACAATGCAGCAAGGATAAAATTAAATGATTGGGAAAATACAAGATTATATTAATAAATGGAAAGAACAGGGTTATCCAATAGATATCCCTGATGAAGTTCCTGCTGAGTTAATGAAAAATAATTTAGCTCCATCATACAAAGCTATAGCAATAGCTATTTTAAAGAATGATCATGGTTTATTAACGCTTGGCAATACAGCAAAGCCATCAAAATGGTATTCTTTTTTTAAACGTATTGAACTGAGTAATTAATGATTATGAAACTGCGCCCATACCAATCACAAGCGCATGATGCTGCTATAGACTGGATAAAGAAATGTACATCACCATGCGTATTAGAACTGCCAACAGGGAGTGGCAAATCTTTAATTGTTGCAGCAATAGCAAATACACTACACCAAGTTAGTGGTGGTAAACATATATTGTGTCTTGTCCCATCAAAAGAGCTGTTAGAACAAAATGCAGAGAAATATAGAGATACTGGTAATCAATGCAGTTTGTTTAGTGCAAGTGTTGGTGAAACATGTTTAAAACATCCAGTAGTTTTTGGCACACCTGTTAGCGTCAAGAATAAGATTCATCGTTTTGGAGCTAAATTTTGTGCGGTTGTACTGGATGAAGCACATAGGATAACACCAACCGTTAAAAGCATCATTGAATCTTTGGTTGCCTGTAATCCTAATCTTAGGGTCATAGGTTTGTCAGCAACGCCATACCGTCTTGGTGATGGCTATATATATAGGATGGACGAGCATGGCAATGCTTATGGTGACGATAAAGCAAAAGATCCTTACTTTAGCGCAAGAGTGTTTACTGTTTATGCGAGAGATTTAATAAAACAAGGTTATTTAACAGCTCCTACTATTGGGGGAATCAATACAGGTCATTATGAAACATTGGAGTTGCAAACCAATCGCATGGGTAACTTTGATGCTGCTGACATTGATAGGGCATTTCATGGACAAGGAAGGCTCACCAGCTCAATTGTGGGCGATATTGTATCGCAAGCAGTAGATAGACAAGGTGTAATGATTTTTGCAGCTACAGTGCAACATGCTGGCGAGGTAATGGGGTCGTTACCGCCATCGTTATCAGCAATTGTTACTGGCGAAACACCCAAACAAGAACGTGCTGAAATACTGCGATTATTTAAAGCTAGAAGGCTTAAATATTTAGTTAATGTTAGCGTGTTGACTACAGGATTTGATGCCCCACACGTTGATTTGGTGGCTATTTTAAGAGCTACCGAGTCAGTTAGTTTACTCCAACAAATAATTGGTAGAGGACTTAGAATTGATAACAACAAAGATGACTGTCTGATTCTTGATTATGCAGAAAATATTAGTCGTCATTGTACTGATGGTGATTTATTTAATCCAGAAATTGAAGCATCAAGTAATTGTGGAGCTGGTGAAGCAATAGAAGCACAATGTCCAGAGTGCAGAGCAATAAATCAGTTTGCACCAGTAATTAATGAAGCAAAACATGAGATTGACATTAATGGATATTTTATTGATCTTGAAGGAATACGACTAGAAACAGAATATGGAGATATGCCAGCCCATCATGGCAGAAGATGTTATGGGGAAGTATTTAACAAGACCATAAAGAAACTGGTTAGATGCAGCTATAGATGGACGTTTAAACCTTGTGTGCATTGTGAAGCTGAAAACGATATTGCAGCAAGGTATTGTTGCGAGTGCAAGCACGAACTGATTGACCCAAACAGCAAGCTAATTTCTGACTTCCAGATGAAGAAAAAAGACCCCACGCAGATACAAACTGATAAGGTTGTTGCAATGCGAGCAACTCCCACACTAAGCAAGGCAGGAAATGAATGCCTACGGGTTGATTTTGTAACCGAGTATAGATCGTTTCCAGTATGGTTTACCATGAAGATGCAGAAGCACTACGATGCTTTTATGGCGTTTACTGATGGAGGCTTTACAACACCAACCACCATCACTTATAGAAAAAGTGGTGATTTTTTTAGGATATACGACTACAACAGGAATGCCGATGAAGTTCCACAATGATATAAAAGTTTTTGGTGATATTGAGTTTAGAGGTGAATGTCCTTCTGAAGCTGCTGAAGCAGTAACATTCTTTGCAAAACTTAGAAGAGAATACCCAGACAGTTATGGAAAGATTGCAACGCACATAAGAAATGAAGGACTGCGTACTTATCACCAGGTTGCTAAACAAAAAAGTGAAGGCATGACAAAAGGAGCATCTGATATTTTAATTCCAGCAAGCGTTGCGTTCGTCTGTGAATTAAAACGTCAAGATCATACACGGTCAAAATGGCAAGATGGACAGCAAGAATATCTCTTGGAAGCCAAGAAACAAGGGGCTTTCGCTTGTGTAGCTCTTGGTTATGTTGGAGCATATGAAGCATTTATTTTCTGGAAAGATAAAAAATATTTGCAATTTGATAAATAATTATTTAATCTATGCCCAACTTAACAAGAAATACAAAGGGGTAAATAAGATGAGAATTAAAATATTAAAATCCGAAGCGTATAGTTACGAAGACTGCGATATTATCGCAGGTAAGTTTACAGCTTTTGGATGGGTTACTACCATCCAGATCATGGATGATCATCGTGCTGTAATATCGCATGGCAACCGCACCACAGCTGTAATGGGAGACGCTGGTAAAATCTACGAGTTGGGAAACTCTAGGTATACAGAACAACCAGAACTTTTATGGAGCTTCTTTGCTGGCGATGATTTATTGCCAGTAAATGTTATATAGGATTAACCACCGCCACAAGGATGTGGCATTAACAACAACTAGAGAGAAATTATGAACAATAAACAAATAGCAACAATAGCATTAACAACTTTTATAATTGGTATTTTTGCAGGTACAAATTATAAAAATGATAGTCAATCCAGCGTAATCCACAAAACTCGAAGTGGTAGCTTCATTATCCAAAAGAATCTGAAGGGAGAGGAGCAGATTTACCAAGTTCTTGAGCTTCCAAGTAATGTTCCTTCATTTGTAGCACCAAACAAAGGTGATTTCTAATGGAAGAGCAATTTGATAAAATAATAACTGATATGCGTACAGATCAATCGCTTGGTGGCATTTTAATAGCACAAGCCTTTGTAGACTATTGCCAAGCAATAATTAACGCTGAAATAGCAGAAACAGACGGATCTGAACTATTTGGATTGTTAGAGAACGCAACATTATCGCCAAAACATACAGATATTAATTATCTAGTTCGTGAAGCAATGGACTGGAAAGCAAATCAATTAATTACTTCCTGAGGGGAAGCAACCACTCGCCCAGCTTATGACTGGGCATTTTTTTGGGTAATATTATGAATATTGAAAGATTGCAAATGAGATGGGATATTTGTTTGATGAATCATTTTTATGAAAAACCAAATTATAAAATTTTAAGGTTGGAACATACTTTTAAAATTAATAATAAGTTGACTAATGATGATATGGATTTAATAAAAAGAAAAAGCAATGGATTTATTCCAAGAAAATTAGATATTTATTGTTTTGTAGCTACTAGATTAGAAAAGTTATATAAGATTTTAGATAAAAAACAAGTTGATGATATTTTAGATATTGCATTATGGTTAAAAAATACAGATATAAATATAACTGTTGTTTCAAAAGAAACAAAAAATTATTTAAGTGAACCAAATAAAAATAATATTACAAAGAAATTATATAAAGCAGCTAAAGCAGCAAGAATTGAATATAGAGATAACCTTGAAGCTAATAGCGCACGAAATTGGAGTGCATGTAAATGAAAGACTATAAGAATAAACCAGTTCATATATTTACTAAGCATCAAGAAATACAAATCTGGTGTTTATTAGTAGCAGGAATTATTTTATCTCTAAAGGCATGGTTACAATGACACCAGAAGAACGCAAAGAAAAGCAAAGAGTTAGAATGTTGGAATATTATCACAGGAATAAGAAAGCTATAAATGTAAGAGTTGTTGCAAAACGTAAGTCAGATAAATTGAAAGAACTAAATGTTGTTGTGAAAATAAATCAAAAAAACATAACCAAGAAAGAAATAATGGCATTAATTGGTGTTACAGCATTAGTGTTGGATAGAATTAGCAAAGATAAGAAGTATTGTATGCCAAAACAGGTTGCCACGCATATTGATGGCACTGTGTTGTTTAACAGAGCTGAAATAATGGAATGGTTGCCATACGCCCGTGAAGCTTGTGCTTTTATTAAAAAAACTAAACCAATCAAATTAACTGGCATGGCAGCATCAATAGTTGAGTTTATTCGTCGCAGTAAAGACATGGAATTGTATTGCGATGAATTAAGACGCAGAGGTAAAAATGGCTAGAGATGTTGATTATGCGCTTTTACTGCAAGTTCTTTATAGCAAAGGATATAGTTTAGCTAGTATATCCAGATTAACAGGTGCAGCAGTAAGTACATTGAGCAATGTTAAACAAGAATTAAAAAATGTTCCTGATGCATGGCATGATGGCTGGGAAGGTTTGTCAATGCAAGAGTATTATCGTAAAGCGACAGGTGAAGCACCTCCCCGTGTTGGTGATTACATTGAATTAGGAGATTATTATTATGAAGATGAAGTATCCACTGCCGAATGAAAACGCACGTTGCTTAGGAAGTAACTGCGATAAAAAAGAAAATTGTTCAAGATATTTATCTATTGAAGTAGATACTAAGGACTTCATGTGGCATGGAGACTTCAAAAAAGAACTGAATAAACTTGAATGTGATTTATTTATAGATTTTAGAGATGGTATGTATTATGAGTAAAAAAAAAGAGTTACTTGCCCAACCTGAGCAGACTGGGCTAGATTCTATATCAAATGCAACTCCTATGGCTGTTATGCCTAACGGTGTTTGCGTTAGTAATGTATATGATGCTTATGAAGAAGGTAGAAAATCTTTAATGTCTGAACAGCAACCTGAGGCATGGATAATAGTTAATAAAGAAACAGGCTATAGAACACAAGTATCTGATTTAACACCCTTTTTGTACAACAGGGAAATATTTGAAGTGATACCGCTCTACACAGCACCACAAAAACGTGAGCCTTTAAGCGAAGATAAACTCGATGTACTTGCTGAGGCTAATATAACAGACGAGGGCATTGCAGGATATTATTTGGGTTTTAGAGATGCTGAAAAGTATCACGGCATTGGAGGTGGGGGATGAACGATAAACTTGCCGAACTTGCTGAACGTGCGGGGTTTATGGACTCATGGTTTTCTGAATCCGGTGATGATTGTGAGCAAGAGTTAAGAAAGTTTGCTGAATTGGTTGTGAAGGAATGTGTTTTAACTTTGGATTATCAAAAATGTAAAGAGAGTAGTGGAATGAAACTAAATGAATTGGACACCTTTCCTGAACTGGGCAATACAATAGTTCTTGACGGTAACGTATATGTTAAGAAGCAAGAGCCTTTAACACCACAACAAATAAGCGAAGGTAATCAGTCAATGTTTAATGTTACGAGAGAAGCGTTTGTAAAAGGGGTTAAGTGGGCAGAACAGCAACACGGCATTGGAGGTGGGGGATGAAAATTAAAAATAACTGGTGTCGTATAGCGTATTTTTTACGAGAGCTAAGACACTGTAATCCATATAAGTTTGAGTATATCCCACATAAACAAAGAAGTACTAAAGCAATGCACAGTATGTACTGGAGAGAGAAATGAGCGTTGAATATGAAAGATTAGAAATACCTATGGATTTGGAATTAAAGTGGGTTAAAACAAAACTACATGAGCGTGATAAGCACATACTTAAATTAGCAGAAGAAAATAGTAAGTTACGAGAAGATATGCGAGAAGATATACGAGAAGGAATATCCCTCCGAGATCACTTTGCTGGCTTGGCTATGCAAACATTACCAAAAAATATTCCTGATATGGAAACTTTAGCAAGACTGTCGTACACCATGGCAGACGCAATGTTAGCAGAGAGGGGGAAGAAAGATGATTAGTGAAAAAGAAATAGAAGAATACATTGACTCAATACGTTCATCATCATTTAGTGAGGAATATTATTCTGAAGAATGGGAAGAAGGTTTTGAAGATGGTGTACGATGGGCAGAGAAACAACTGGAGGAAAAACAATGAGTAAAGGTTCAGCACCACGCCCTATAAATGATAGGAAAAAGTTTGAAGAAAATTGGGATAAGATATTTGGAGATAAAAAGAAAGAGGAAAAGAAATGAAAAACTTACTTTTAATATTACTGTTAATACCAACTATTGTTTTAGCTTGCGATGATGATGCTGGTTATGATTTGGCAGAAGAAGCAAGAACAAGTAGGATAACTAATGAATTACGTCAACAACGAAATGATGCTAATTATAATGCTTATATAAATGAACTTAATCAAGATAGACAAATACGTCAAGAAAGAAACAACGCTTATCAAACACAAATGATCTTACTTGATGGTCAATTTGTTCGTAAATAAAAAAAGGGGATACTTAGGTATCCCCAAGCTACGAGCGAAAACTATTTTTTTCTTTTAGCTTTATCAGCTTTTACAAACTCTTGAGCAACCTCAACTGGTATCTTAACTTTCTTTGCAAACTTTGGATTATGGGCTGCTGCTTGCATTAACTTTTCTTGTGCTTTTGATTTTGATGGCATTATCTTTTCTCTGATGTTTTGTTTTCATTGTTAAATAATAAAGCACCTAATAATCCACTTGCTAACAAACTAGAACTGTTTTTTCTTAGTGGATCAAAGGCGGCAAATCGGGATCGTATGTTATTTTGATAATCTGTTACATAATGCTTTCTTTCTGGTAAGGCTGGAATCATATCTAAATTATCTCCAGTTAAATGCTTGTAATAAGCTCTAGCTGGTGGCTGAGTCTGAATAATGCTATCTTTATCCATTGCACTTAACCGTTGCCCAAGCATTCTGTCATTATCAGCATCTAAGATGTCATAAATATTTCCTATTTTTTTAGGATTAAATGATTTAGATGTGTTTACAGCCAAAGGATATACTGTTGCTCCAATGTTTTCTGTTGCATATCTATCTGCTTCAGGAAAATAATTTGTGGCATACACACCTGGCCCCATTGCTCCAATATCGGATGGAACTAACTCTTGTATATTAGGAGATGGACTTCCATGCGCCCAATTAAAGTCTAAACTATTTTTATACGCCTCTCTTTCAGGATTAGCCATAGCATTAGCCACATTATATCTTTGCAATTGTGGTGTTTCCATAGCTAAAGCATTGGCTTCATATTGCGTCATTTCTTTTGGAGATAACTTTCCTACTGATAAGTATTTTTGCAATAAAGTAGCGTTAAGATTGTCTTTAATAGGATTAGGTATTTTAGTAGACAACGCCATACCACTCATACCCATACCATTTCCTAAAGCCCATTCAGCTATTTTTTTGCTGTATTCTTGGCTTTTAGCATCTTGAGTATTAGTAAACTGTGGTGGTACAAGATTTTCAAGTCCTTTAGTAACATTTGATGCTACAGCAGTGTACTTTGGATTGTTGTTGAGCAACTGACCATAATCCTGTCCAGCAGATTTTAAGCTATTAACTATCTCCTCTAATGTCATTGGCGATTCTCCCTAGACTGATACAATAAGTTTCCAGTAAGTGTTGGATCAACATTCAGGTAATCAAACATACCTTTTAACTTTTTAGATGTTTTTGTTACAGGTTTTGATAATAAACCAACACCATAAGCAGATAACCCCATTAATCTTGGTGATTGTGCCATAAGCATAGGTACAGCCAATGGTGCGCCACCAACCGCATAACTTCCTATGCCTGTCAACCCAGCATTTGCAAGACCTCTTGGAGTCCATGAGTTAAGTGCTTGACCAGCTATTGCTGAAGTTAATTGATTACGTCCTTGATCTTCTAAAGTTTTAAACAGATCAAGTCTATTTCCATAATTTGTATTAACATTATTACGCATTAAAGACTGTAGTTTACGCATCGCTGTATCTGGATTGCCAGACTGTTTTAATGAGAATGTACGTTCTATTTCATTGATTAAATCAGATGCCTGTGAATAATCCTTCATCACTTTTGAATAGGTTGGTGCTTGATTAGATATTTCATTCTTTACTGAATCATAAAGATTTTTAGCTACCATTCTTGCAGTCTTTTCTTCGTATGGAATAGACTCTTGTATTCCACCTATTCTTTGCTTAAGCGAATCAAGACCTATTGGAGTATGATATTCAGCAGGATCTAAATTTTTCCAGTTATTAATTTCATCAGCTATTTTACTAAAAGCAGTAAATGCAACATCATTCTTTGGTTTTCCTTTGAATGTTATCTTGTCATATGTATTTGCTAAAGTATTGTCTATCTTATTAAAATCTAATATTGATTTATCATTAGATATACCGGCTATTCCTTGTTGATATGCTTGTGCTTTTGTAGCAGCCATATCATCAACATTTTGTTTTGCCATATCCAAAACATCCTTCATAGGAACATTTCCACGCATGTTTCCCAAGAATGTTTCAGCCATCTTTCCACCTTCAGTTCCTGCTCTAGCTGCTGTTTTTAAACTTTCTCCGCCTGTATGCGTTCCAGCTCCACCAATTACATTTGCAAGACCTTTACCAAATGAAGGAGCTGCATTAACTGCTATTGATAGTGGATCAACAATACGTCCTGCACCTGCTACAACATTACCAACCTTAGTTAACGCTGGAATCTTTGAAGCTAAAGAACCTCCACCTGTAAGAACTGTTGAAAAATCAGCTAATACGCTGGCTGGATCAGTTGCTAGTGCTTCCTTAAAGTTTTCAGGATTGGTATATCGTGATTTATAAAAGTCTACAACAGCGTTTAATTTTGCAGGATTATTGCGTGTGCTTTCTGGCATCATTTGAACAATAGCATCAGGAAGCACTTTCTGAAGCGCAGCATTGCCTAAATCTAAAACACCTTGTGCTGTATCAACAGGATGTAAAACGCTAGACACAACGTCACCAGCTACGCCAGCAATAGATGATGGAAGATTTGCTACACCTCTTGTTGCTACTTTTAACCATGACTGTGGTTTGTTTTCTTGTACAGTTTGTGTGTTAGCAACAGTTTTTAATGGTAGATCATACTTTTCAGGATATACCCATCCTTTACCATTCCAAACATTGCCATCTAATGTATCACCAGCCTGTAGATTAGCTTCTTCAACTTGCTTTCCACTATAATCAGTTCCTTGTGCTGCTAATTCTTTTGCAAACTTTGTGGCATGTTCAGTGTCACCTTTTTGTTGTGCTATATAAAATGCTTTTTGTAAATCACTATAAGAACTCATTATGGGTTATCCTGTAAATATTGTTCAGCAGATTTTAAACCACCTTCTGTTGATGATGGAACAGTTTTCCCAGATTGCATTTTAAGACCTTGCATATATTCTTTTCTTGATTGTTCTTTTTTTGCTATCTGTTCTTTGCTTTCTCCAGGTTGAGCAAAGTATTGTCTTCTCCATGTTGGATACTCTTCTTTAGTAATTGCTCCACCTGATACATTACGACCATAATTTTCTATCCATGTATCCATCAGTCTTAAATAATCTTGAGCATCTGGTGACATATTTTGTTTTGCATAAGCACCAAGCATTGATCCAACAGCTCCTTGCATTTCAGAAACATTTGATAATATAGTATTATCTAATGTTATTTCGGTTGGGTCATATTTCTTTGTTAAGTTTTTTATTTGACCTTCTAGTGCTTGCTCTTGCATTAACCCTGAACCAATTTTTCTTTGTGTATCAGTAGGAGTGGCAGCAGATTTTATAATGCTTATTCCGCCAGATTGGCTAAATTGTGCAACATCTTCAGGAGGTATTCCAGCTTGTATTTTTTGCTCTCTAGTCAATATATTACCCATAGCCCCAGCACCAGTATTAATATTAATTCCTCCATCTGCTTTGTATGGGTCTCCAACTGGTACAGGTTGGTTATTAGCATCAAGATAGAAATTAACTTTCCAACCAGGCTTATTAGGAACACCCATAGAATGAAGAGCAGGTTGAGGAGTTGGTTTTGACAAGTTAGTCATCATATCAAAACCTTGAGATGCTAAAGCCTTATCAGGAAGACCAGCAAGGCCAATAGCAAAATCTTCTAAACTTCCACCACCACGCAATCCTGTTCCTTTAGTTGGCATTACTGCACCCCTAAATGGTATTGGAATATTATTACCTGGTGTTCCTTTAGTACCAATCAATTCACGCAACTTTGCAAATGAATCTTCCTGTTGCTTTTCTTGTCGTCTATTAGCAGAAACTTGAGCAATCTCACTTAAACTAGGAGGATTCCAGTATTGAGCTTGTTCAGGAACTTTTGCAACAGGTTGGTTAGTGCTTTGCATTAAGTATGAAAGCATCTCACCAAGACCTGAGCTTGAATTTTGTTGAGGTTGTTGTCGCTGGACAATATCACCTCTTAACATATCAACAATATTAAATGCCACTACGCACCTCCCATTAATCTTCTAAATAATGACATCATATCTTCGTTTGGATGAATAGCACCAGGCATTTGAGGCATAGTAGCTTGTGGAATACCTGTCTGTGGAAGCTGCGCTACACCAACAGAAGTCATTGGTTGTCTTTGTTGTTGAGGCTGTTGTTGTTGCATAACCTGTTGCATCATTTGATTATACATTGGGTCGTTGGCTTGTCCTGCAACTAATCCAGCAGAAACATCTTGTGGTTGCGCCCATTTCTCCCAACTACGATTACTTTGTTTTTGTGCAGGAATGGTTGCTGTTGATCCTATTGTTGGTGACATCATAGGATTAGTGGCTGTTGGTGATCCTGTTAATGCTTGATTTAATGAACTTTGTGGCAATACAGCACCTGCAACCTGTCCAGACATGGCATTGCCAGAGCCTCCCATAGGATTCTTTCTTAGTAAATCAACAAGACTGCCACCGCCACTTAATAACTCCAATAAACTACCCATTACTTAGCACCACCACCGCCACTCATGCCCATAGCATTGCTGTTTCCAGAACTGCTACCTGAATTAAGAACTGTTGGTGATCCTAAAGCATTTGCATAGTTACTAATGTTTTGCCAAGGCATCATGCCAGGAGCAAAAGAACCCATACCAAGATTTTGCATATTCTGACCCATACCTAAAGCACCAGTAGAAACGCCTTGTTGCTGACCCAACATGTTTGACATTAACTGTTGTCTAGCAAGTGTTCCTTGATCTGCTTGTTGTGCAATGTTAAGTTTATTTTGTAAGTCTTTGTCAAAAGTATTGTAACCAACATCTGCTAAATTCTTTTGCAGGTTGCTGTTAATATCATACATTCCTTGAGAAGTAGCAGTGCCATGTCTTGAACCGCCAGACATTCCTGAAGCTGTTGCCCTTGCATCAAGATTAGATAGCATATTAGCAGTTGCTCTATTAGCATCAGCAGTATAACCAGCTTTCATTGCATCAGCATAGGTATTACCCTGTCCACCCATCATCTGAGAATAAATGCTTTGTGTATTAGTTGGAGCATTTAACGATTGTTGTAATGACTCAGAAAGTTTATTAGCATTATCCATGCCTTGATATACACCACCACCTAACTGGTTTTGCCATTCTGGCATTGCAGCTTGGTTAGTTTGGTTAATGTAATCTTGCGCTCCACCCATTTGTTGATTAATGGTATTTCCAACATTACCATAAGTACCTGCTGCTGCATTGTACATTTGAGTAAGCGCATCAGATTGCCACTTTGGTATTTTCTGAGCAAACTGACTTTGGTTGTTTGCGTTGCTTTGATTATAGCTTCCACCACCTGACATGACCTTCTCCTTATGCGAAAGTGTTGTTGAAGCCGTCTATCCATGCTTGGTAAGCAGGAACTCCAGCAGAAAATGGGTTAGTACCAATAAGCAAACCTGTTTGAGCAGCTCTACGACCATCTCCCCATGCTTCATTTAGTTTAAATGAGTTTTTATATATTTTTCCAGACATGTTATTCCCCTAGTTTTAATCTAACTGTTGATGATATTTTTTCAAATCCTAAGCCTTTAAGATACCTTAACCAACCATTTCTAACTGCACAACCTCTGACTTCTGTACAGTTTAAGTCTTTTGCTATAGCTCTCATTACAAGCACATATTGTTCAAACCATGCGCCCATTTCTTCACCACCAATAGCGTTAATATGGAGGACACGCAATCCTTCTGAAAGTTCTCTTACTTCTAAAGTATGCACTGCAACAATGTGTTCATTACGACAAATAAGGAGTGCCATATTGTTTCCTGACAATAGGACTCTTTTTATTCCTTCCTCAGTAAGCTCACCATTTGATATTTCAATAGCTTTTTTAAGATGTGGAACAATCTTTTCCCACAATACTTCTACTAATGTTGGTGGTAATGCTACTATATTATAATTATTCATTGTGCTACATAAGTCATTGTTACTACATTAGATGCAGTTGATGGTTTAGTTGGTGAAGTTCCTGCTGTATATGCTTGTATAGTTACATTTGCACTTGTTGTAGACCACCAGATTTCAACATATTGACTTGCAGTTAATCTAACAAAGAAGTTCCAGCCATTAATGCTATGTCCTGCTATACCACCATGACTATTGGGTACAGAAATATATCCTGCAGAACCCACAACATCTGTGCCATTTATACGCAACCAAATACTAACGTCCTGTAATGAATTATCTATATTTTGAAACTGCGTACTAAATTGCAAATTATATAAGCCACTATATGCAACTGTTATCCTTGATCCACTAACCATACTGACATTGCTACTATAATCAGTAGTATTAAATGTCATAGCATTAGCTGTGTTGGCTGTTACCGTATGCGTTAAAGTATCTGCAAATGCACCATAAGGAGCAGATGACATTGATGATAACGATGTCCAGCCATATGAAGTATATACCCATGCGCCTTCATAAGTAATGTATGGCAGTATCGCATTGGAAAAATAATAAATCTTCCCTATGTGCGGTTTCGCTGGCAATGCAGTTAATGCTGATAGATTACCTAGATCATCAGCCTTATAATTAACAGCAGTAAGTTGTCTTACTAAATACTCTTTAAGTTCTGGTGATGTTGTAAAAGGAGGTTGTTCCATTATCTCACCCCATTAGTTACATATTCTATATCCAAACCACTTAAAGTAAATGGTAATAAACCAGTTGACTTAATGCGCCATGACAGTAGCTTTCCAGTCGTTCTAATATCTACTTTACGCATTGTTTTAGGATCAAATAACACTTCTGGCTTCCATCTTACTGCGCCACCTACAAAATCTTGTGATCCAAGTTGAATACTAACTGATTCGTTGGATGTTAAGTGTGGGTATACACTTTGTGTTGTTGTTACCACTTCCTGCCCTTCTAAGGCAAAACTAAGCCTTTCTAGCAACGTATTTTGAACAGTAGTGTTATCGTCTAGCTCTAGTGAAACTATTGCGCTATTGACGTTATTTGTACTTACAATCGTTTTAGAGAATACTGATGTTTGATCGTACGTCCAAACTCTTGATGATGTGTCCCAAGTGTCAGATATATTGCTCCACAATAAAGGCACAGCAAGACTCACACCAAATGCTAAACCTGTTGTAGTGTTTGGTATGTTGCGAATTGATGTAGTGCCGTCAACATAATTAAATATGAAGGCAATGTTAGGCAATGTATTGCCTACCTCTGGAACACAAAACCAAATCTCTTTAGTAATCGGATTGGTTAAGGCAAACGAGTTGGCATAATAAGTAGAATCTATATTAGTGGTTAGGCGTATTTTTAACTGTTTATTTAATATAGACCGTATAGAGTTACCGTCATTCGATAAAATATCGCCATCAGATAAGAAATAATGAACGCCATTTGCTTCTGCTAGGCAGTTCTTAGCTAATAACCCATGATTTGCAGACAATACCTGCCGTTGCCATACAAATTCACCGCCAACATAATTTAATATATTGATGCCTCGCTCTGAATAAAGAACAAAAGCATCACGCAAGGTCTTTCCATCAATCAATGCGCCCATATCGCCACCAATAGATGCCTTTCCAGCTATAGATGCTAAGTCTGTTTCGTCCCAAGTGTACGGCAAGCCATTTACATCAGCAGGATGACTCCATCGGTAAGTTGATGGCAAAATAGTTCCAGTTTCTGAAAGGTTTAAGGCAAACAAGAAGTCTTTATGAGAACGTATAATATCAGCACTATAGCCCATTGCTTGCCAAGTGCTACCAACTTTAAAGTTAAGTGGTTGAAGTATCTGTGCAGTTTGTTGTGGCGACCAATATTCTGGATAATGTTGTTTGTTATTAAATATTGGTATGCTTCCAAGCAAACAACTATGCCAAAATAATTCACCGTTTGTACTAATGCCTGGATAACCTGTAGCAGATGTAATATTTGTCCATGAGGATCCGCTATATGCCCATGCTGATGATTGCCCTATTAGCACATAAAAACTACCACTAGCACCCAATATTGGCTGAATTACACCTGCTTTAAAGTTAGATGGTGGAGTGGCTAGTGTCTTAGACATGTTAAAGCCAACGATTTTATTATTTAATAACCTAAAGTTTGTGCCATAGGTAAATACTTCTGGTGGTAAGTCACAAGGTTCTAAATCAAAATTAACATTTTGCATACCCAAATTATTAATTTTTAATAATGTCATAACAGTTTACCTTGAGTAGCTAATAATAATTGCTGGCTTGTTTGGTTAGCAGAAGTCATTTCGTTTCTAAAAGACTCAACGGCGGCACTAGTAGAGCGTTGTTGCATAGAGTTTTCTATCATTAACATTGGTAACCAACTCATAGCACAACCGTGTTCATCAACAGTTTCGCCTGTATTAGGATTAGTTCCAGCTAACTTTGTGTACCATGCACAACGATGGATTGCATTGTCTTTTATCTCTTCACACTTTGCACCTAATGGGCATGTTAATACTGTTTTAATTTCCATTAATTTTTAGAACAAATAATCATATCAATATAACGAGGCGCCCAATTAGCAGAGCTAGCATTGGTTGAAATTGTTCCAGATGGTGTGCCTGCTGATGCTGCCTGTATATTTGCATATCCAGTTGTAGTTCCTGCAGCTAGATTGTTTTGTCCAGACCCACCTGGCGCCCAATATCCACCACCACCAGTAGTCAGAGCATTCACTTTATGACTATGACCCAAATCTGCATGACTATGCGTTGCCATCACAGAGCCAGTAAATGTATGGGTATGTGATGGTACTGTACTATTAAATGTAGGGTTATCAGTACCACCAACACCACCTCCTGTGCCGTTTGAAACTCTAAGCATACGGTTATTAGCATTATCAGTAATATCCTGAGTCCACCCTGTAGGAGCTGCGGCTTGTGCAAATGGTATCCTTGTACCAGATGCAAAGCCTATATTGGTAAACCCATGTAAGGCATTTATCTCTGCCTCAGTTGCTGTAATCGGTATAGCAAAACCTGATCCAGCAGCACCAGGAAATTGTGCTTTTAATATAGATTTAATCAATCTTAAATGGTCATCACCTTGGTTTACAGGATCAGAGCTAGTAGGATTTGATGTAATAAGACTTGATATTGTACTGCCTGTTTCTAAACCCATAATAATTACCCTGGGAAAGTAGTTAAAGAAGTGCCTGACCAAGTAGACTTGGAATCATTGTTTGTTATTTCACTTAATGCTTGATTAAATCTAGCGTCCCACATAGTGGCTGAGTTTGCATCTTTTATGAAGCTATTAATCTCAACTAATAATCCAAAAATATAAGCATCTGGATTGGAGTCAGAAAGCCAGTTGGTTGTTATGCTAGTTGATAATGGTGGCAATGTTTGAAAGTAATTAATCTCTAGTGAATGAGTATTATCATAAAAAGGTTGTACTTGAATATCTCCAGAAATAACGGTATAGCATGGAAATTGTGTTTCACCATTGTTAATAATGTTCGCCATCTGTTCTGGATTGACTTGCAACAAAGTTACTCTACTTTTTGAGTTATTATTATCAATAACCTTAATAGATCGCATAACAGAATAGTTGATTGGCAATGAATAATATTCAGTTGTGCTGCTCATTGGTGTTGTAGCTCTGCATGACATATCAAGCGTCATAAGAAGCCTATTAATGCGAGCCTCAGTAACACGCATAAATAGATCAATGCGAGATGTTACCTCTGTATCTTGCCTATCAGCATAACCAAGCGTTAAACTTACAATTTCTGCATAATTCATTTTTTAATTCCAAGTTGCAGTTGGTGGTGTTTGTTTTGTCCATACTGATGAAGTATTATCGTCCTGACAAGTCCATACATCAACAAAATCCTCTCCCATTTCCCAGTTACCAATAAATATCTTTCTTCTTGATGTAAAGCCTACATAACCATATTCACCGTTAATGGCATATACTTTATAAGTTTTAAGTAAACTTGCATTATTGCCTGTGCAACTATAAACACCATTTAATGCAGTTAATGTTTGAGAAAATACAGCGTTATTACCTGTATAAGTATAAACACCATTAAGTGCAATTAGATTTCTATTAACAAGCAAATCTGATGTTAATCCTATGTATGTATAGGATTTATTTTGTGTTACTAAATCAAGTCCAGCAAAAGGTAATTCTGAAAAAGCAATCGTCCTATTTACTGCGCTGGCTGCTGTTAAGTTTCTATTAACAAGTAAACTTGCATTATTGCCTGTATAGTTATAAACGCCATTTAATGCAGTTATGCTTCTATTATTAAGAATATTAGCGTCTAATCCTGCGTATAAATAATTTCCATACGATGTTGTATTATGCTCAAAATCAGAAAATGAAGATTGCGCAAAAGCGGTTAGCCCAAACATTATTTAGTTATCCCACAATTATTATCCACCACAAACTTTTGACATATTTTAGCATACTCTGCTACTTGGTCTGCTCTGTAGGCTTCAGACTTGAGAAATTCCGTAAGTTCGTTTGAAAGTTCGTATCTATTTTCATCTGATTCAATAACGACTTGGGAACTATTACTTTTTGTTGTGGCGCAACTACTACTTTTCCTACCGCTGTCGTACATCCGCACAGACTTAAAAGAATCACGTTGACTATTGAGTGCATTGATCGCTGATACATTGGCATCCTCCAAATCTTTGTTAAGTTTTAAAGCTTCATCATGAGCTTTGGTAGCCTTCTCAGTCAGCGTCGCAAGCTGTAGTTCTGCTTCTCTATTTTGTGCAGCAATGCTGTCAGACATGTGCTGGATCTCAGCTTTATCAATCATATGTGAAAAAGTAAACCCAAACCCTCCAGATAAAACTGCTATGGCAATAACTATATATCCCATCAGTCTTTCAACAGTACACCTAGACCACCAGCAACTCCACCAGCAAGTAATAATAACTGGTCTACAGGCTTACCTAGGAAAACAAATACACTTCCTATTACAGCAGTTGCAACCCATATGATACCTCGTTTAGTAGAAGCTTCAGACCATTCTATTTTCATATTACTCAGCAACCTCTTCTTTAGGTAATACCTCAACTTGAGGCACAGCTTGTGCTTTTATCTTCTCTACAATTTCAGCTACTTGAGCATAAGGTGCTTGACCCAGTGCTTGTAGGATAAGGTTAATTTCTTGTACTGTTAAATTTAAGTTTATCATTTTAGTCCTAATAATTCTTTAAGTTCATCCACTGAAAGACCTGCATTTGCTAGTTTTTCTTGAGGTGTTGGTTCTGGTAATGGATCAGGTGCAACTGGTGGGTTAGGATCAGTGAATGTGTTGTTAGCATATATCCAACCTATTTGACCTTCATCTGAAGCTAAAGCAATGACATCTTCTAAACCTTCAGGGCAGCCAGTTTGCGCTGATTCATACTCAATAACATTGACCACAACATTGTCTTTTAAGATAACGTGACGTATTAGATTAAACATAATATTCCTCCACTATAATTACACCTGAGCCACCAGCACCGCCAGCCTGCGCGTTTCCCCCTGCACCGGCTGCACCGGCTGTACCTCCAGCCCCTATAGCATACGAATAGGTAGCAGAAGGAGAAGCTATTAAGGACATTAAATACCCAGCCCCTCCACCACCATTGCCACCATAAAGAGTAGTAGCCGTAGCATTACCAGCAGCTCCACCACCACCCCCAGCGCCTGTATTGCCGGAGGCCGCTCTTCCACTGGTAACATAAGCCCCACCAGCCCCACCACTACCGAATGGTGTGCCTCCTCCTGCTGAACCTATGCCATTACTAGCAGTACCTCCAGTTGTAGTTATGCTACCATCGCCAGCCGCCCCACCAACTATCCCATACCCTGAGCCAACACCTAAAGTAAACGATCCACCACCACCACCAGTACCATAAGGTGCAGCCGGTGCGTTTCCGCCATTTGCAGTATTAGCTCCAAAAGTAGTATTACCTCCAGCCCCTCCGATACCCCAACTACCAGTACCACCACCACCGCCACCACCTCCACCACCAACCATCGTGACCTTAATAGCTTTACAGTTAGTCGGTAGAGTGTATGTGCCTGAGCCTGATGTGAATACTTGGACTGTGTGTGCTACACCACTTGTAGTTGTTAAGACGTTTCCTGTTACCGCTGGCAAAGTTAAGACCGTACTCCCTGCTACCGCTGGTGCTTGTAATGTTACAGTTCCTGATGTACTACCTTGCAGAGCTATATTACCTGCTACTTGTAACTTTTGAGTTGGTGAAGCAGTCCCAATCCCCACGTTGCCTGAAGCATCTTTATAGATTTGACCTGAGCCTATGTTTAGTATGTCAGTAGAGCCTGTAAGAGTTCCTGCATAAGTTGGCGATGTCAATGTTGGATTTGTTGCAAATACGGCTTTACCAGTCCCTGTTTCATCGCTTATTGCAAGTGCTAGTTGAGCAGAAGTAAAAGACCCTAAAGATGTTGCATTGCCTGAAGAAGTAACTGCGCCTGTAAGATTGGCGTTAGTAGTAACATTACCAGCGGTTAATCCAGAAGCAGTACCTGTAATATTAGTGCCTACAAATGCAGCAGGAGTTCCTAAACCTATAGCATTACCAGAAGCATCAAGCCAAACGCCTTTCTCAGCAGGATAAGTGACAAATACATCTTTAATCCCAGCAGTAAATACAACTAATGCTCCACCATTTGATGATGCCAATACCGTTGTTCTAGCAAGTGTATTTCCAGAGGTTGAATAAGTGCCAATACCAACTTCCCAGTTAGAGCCAAACTGATCTGAAATACAATAATAAGTAGTATTGCCATTGCCAACAACAGAAAAAGGTTGAAACCCAATGCTAGAGCCTAATAAAGTAGCTGTTCCTGTGCCTACAACAATAGTTGTTTCTTTAACACGATCTTTTAATGCAAGAGCCATTATAATTCCTTAAGTTATTTGAAACACGCCATTGACCGAATCAAGTACGGTCTGCACTGTTTCAGAAGCTGAAATAAGTTGGCTTGAGCCATAATCCCA